TGTTGAGAATGTTGATGACAACAATGAAAAATTTTGTATTTATAATATCAGTGGACAATTGGGTTTAGGTAAATTGAAAAGCACAATATTAGTACATAGAAAAAGAGGATTTAACACATTGTATACTATTAACAGCTTGAATCAACTAATATGACTGTTAAATGATGGTGTTAAGGATGAAGAGTTTATTGTACCTTGGGAAAACTATAAAGAAACATTCTTGTTAATAAAATCAGGCGAGTTACAAGTTGTAAAAACTAAACTCTACAAAATAGTAAAAATAAATTAGCAAAATAAAAAAGGATAAGATTAAAAATGAAGAAAAAAACAAATAAGCAAGTTTTTCTAGGAGAAGTTAGAAAAATGGTCAAAAAAGAATTGATAAGAGAGTCAATTAATGATGATATAAAAGGGTTTATGGATGAGTTCGTAGATTATTTTGAAGATGAAGGCTCTGATGAATATAGTAGTTGGTATTCTGATGGTGGTATTTCTAAGTCAACTAATGCCAAAATTGAAGCAGCATTTCTGGTAGTAAAAAAAGCAGCCACTGTATATCTTAAGACATTAAATATGGCTGAAAAAGAGTACGAGAAATGGGATAAAAGTCAAGGTTAGAAAATAAAAATTAGACTTTGGGAAATAAGGTTAATATATATTATTATAAAATATGAAAGAATTTAAAGAAACGTTACAAGAATTATTTGATTCCTATGGAATTAGCAATATTAAACAAGTTGCTAATTCTGCAGGAATATATGCATCTGAATTGGAAGAAGTTAGTGAATATAATTATACATACAGAATGAATTTAATTATTGAGCATATGGAAATGTTAGAAGTAGATCCAGATGATTTTGAATTTCATTTAGGAAGTATCTGGAAGCATGCAAAAGACATAAAAATATTATAGGGGTATAAAGCATAGGCCTGCTTACATGTTAAGAACATGAGGAGTCTTATTTTAAGTTTTTCCTAAAAAAATTATAAATTGAATATTTATATCTATATGAAAGATAAGATAAAAATTAAAGACAATTTTTGAAAATGCCTCCATTGTGGTAAAGTATTTACAAGCCATGGCATTGGAACTCATATTTTTGCAAAACATACTCAACGTGGTAAAGAATGGGTTATTAAAAACAAACATAATCTTAAATTAGGCCCAATAACTGCCGCGAACATTGCACGTGGGAAAACATACGTTGAATTATATGGTAAAAAAAAGGCAGATCTGATTAAAAAGAAAATGTCAATGAAAATAACTGGTATAGCTTCAACCCCCGAGAAAGAATTGGAAAGAAAAAGAAAAATTTCTAAAGCTATGAAAATAGTAAAATCAAAACCTGATGCAATTATCAAAGGAGGAAGGTGTAAGTGGTTTGAATACAAAGGTTTTCAGCTTCAAGGTACATGAGAATTAAGATTCGCTAAATTATGTGATAAAGTTAATATAAAATGAGAAAAAAATCAACAATACATTTATGAATATAATACTAAGGATGCGCAAAAACATTATTATCGACCAGATTTTTATCTTCCAGAGGTAAGTGCTTGAATTGAAATAAAAGGGTATTGATGAGGAAGAGATAGAGAAAAAATGCAATTTGTATTTGAACAAAATAAAAATCATAAACTAAAAATCATAAAGAAAAAGCAATTGGAAGATTTAGAACTTTTAGTTGAAAATAATGTAAAGAAAGAAAATGTATTAAGATATATAGTAGATGAAAGTTTTAAACTATAGGGAGTTGGTATAGTAGGTGATTACGGCGGTCTTCAAAACCGTATCCGGTCCAACGGAGTCAAAGTGGGTTCGAGTCCCACACTCCCTGCCATTAAAGGAACTGAGGTCCAAACTCAGTTATTCGGGAGCGTTACCTGACAGGCCTGCCATTTTTTAGGAAGTAATTATGACAAAAGAAAAGTTTTTAAAGATTATTCAAGAAGCAAATATTGAAACTGCGCAAAATGAAATAAGAGCAAAGCATAATTTAACATCAAAATTAAAAGATATGATGCCTTATCAAAGTAGTGCATTTTTAAAATCAATTGATGCTTGTCTAGAGTATCTAGGAGGTATGTAAAATGAGTAAAAATCGTGAAGATTGGGTAGACGCTCCGGGTACCCAAGAACTTAAAGATGATGATACTAAAGAAGAAAGAGAAGCAAAATTTAGCAAATGGCATAGTGACATAGTTAGCTGGGCAAAAAACTTTGGTATTGAAGTTGGAAAAATTAGAAAGAATGAAAAGAACTAAGCAATGGAGACGGCATAAGGAAAATTCAATCATCAATAAAAGATTCAGATTTATAAAAAACTTTGAATCAGAAGGTAATTGGTGGGAACGCTTTAGAAAAGAAAGACATAGGCTAGCCAAAAGACACCCATGTGATTGTGGCAATTCACGATGTTTTTTATGTCATGGAGATAAATTATTACACTACGTAAATCCTAGCGACATAAAGAGAAGCAAAGTTATAATTCCAGAAGAAATATCCATTTAATTGGATTTTTTTTCACTTTTAACATTAGTTTGTTCTATATATTATTAAGAATTAAAAAATAAAAAACGCTAAATAAAAAAAGCGAAGAACAAAAAAGGAGAAACAAAAAATGAGTATTGACATTAAAGCAATTAGAAGCAAGCTTAAAACAATTCAAACAAAGACCACAAAAAAATCTAACCTATGGAAGCCTGAACCAGGTAAATCAACAGTGAGGATAGTGCCTTACAAATTCAACAAAGACAATCCCTTCATTGAACTTTATTTCCATTATGGAATGAACGACAAAAACTTCCTATCCCCAACTACATTTGGTAACCCTGATCCCATTGCGGAATTTGCTGAAGATTTGAAAAAAACTGGCAGCAAAGAAGACTGGAAAATGGGTAGAAAACTCGATCCAAAAATGAGAACATACGTTCCTGTTATTATTAGAGGAAAAGAAAGTGAAGGTGTTAAGTACTGGGGCTTCGGAGTGCAAATTTATGAAGAATTACTTTCGATTATCGCGGATCCTGAATATGGTGATATCACTGACCCATTAACAGGTACTGATTTAATTATCGACAGAAAAACACCAGAAGAAGCTGGTAACACTTGGGGAAGCACAACTATCAGACCAAAACGCCAACAAACAAAATTGACTGAAGATGCTACATTCCTTAAGAAAGTTCTTAATGATCAAACTGATATCACTGAAATCTACGCTGAGCCAACTTATGAAGATTTGAAGGCTGAATTGAAAAAATGGTTAGATCCTGAAGGTGAAGAAGAAGACGCAGTAGATGAAGTTGCAGTTAATGATTTGCTAAGCAGCTCAGATTCAACATCAGATTTGAAGAAAACATTAGCTGACTTTGATGACATGATGGACAAAGATTAGTTTCAAATTAACTAAATAAAAATAAGAAGAGGGTAATTTACTTTATCCTCTTTTTTTTCCACACAATTAGAACAAAAGGGAGAATTATGAACAATGATTTAATAGAATCGTTAACAAAAACTATAAACAAACAATACAAAGGGAACAATGTAGCACATATCTTGGGAAAGTCAGGTAATGATGCTGCAGTTAAAGTAAAAGATTGAATCTCAACAGGGTCTTCATTGCTTGATTTAGCAATTTCAAACAAACCTAATGGCGGTATTGCTTCAGGTAGAATCACTGAGTTAACTGGTCTTAATTCGGCTGGAAAAAGTTTGATTGGCGCACATATATTGGCATCAACACAAAACATGGACGGCATTGCTGTTTACATTGATACAGAATCTGCAATATCAATGGATTTTTTAAAAGTCATTGGGGTCGATTTAAATAAATTAATATATGTACAGTTAAAAACAGTTGAAGCAATATATCAAACAATAGAAACGCTTATCCAAAATGTTAGAGAAAAAAACAAAGATAAGTTAGTAACTATCTTAGTTGATTCAATGTCTGGTGCTACAACAGAAATAGAACAAGAAAGTGATTATACAAAAGATGGTTGGGCAACAAGTAAAGCTATTATCAATTCAAAAGCAATGAGGAAAATTACAAATCTAATCGCTGAGGAAAGAATTGCACTTGTTATAACTAATCAGTTAAGAACTCGCCTTGGCGTAAGTTTTGGAGATAAATTCACTACAAGCGGTGGTATATCAATAGCATTCCATGCAAGTACAAGAGTTAGGTTGGCAAGGGCTTTGAAAATAAAAGATAAGGACAAAGAAATTATAGGTTTATACATCAAAGCTAAAGTTGAAAAGTCAAGGTTTGGCCCAAGTTTTAGATCTGTAGAGTTCCCCTTGTATTTCACTTCAGGAATTGATGACCATGGATCTTGGCTTTTATATCTCAAGCAAAAGAAGCTAGTTAAGTCTGGCGGAGCTTGGTACACATTAGACAAAGTTGATGAAAAAACTGGGGAAGTAGAAGAAATCAAATTCATGTCGAAGGACTGGGAAGAAAAGTTACAAACAATTCCAGGCTTCTCTGAATATATTTATAAACTAATTTGTGATCATTACATCATGAAGTATGTTATTAATGAGAAGACATTTGATATTGATACAATAGAAGTTGAAGCTGATATTGAACCAGAAGCTAAATTTGAAAAACTAGGAAAGTCGGAAGACGAAGAGGAATAAAAAAAATCATGTTAAGAAAGTACTCTGAAATGTTCGAATCCCTTGTTAATGAGGACAAACATTTGCATTCAAACTCAAGAATATTACTTGTTGATACATTAAACTTATTCATCAGAGCATATTCAGCAAACCCAGCTACTAATGATGATGGATTACATATCGGTGGGATTTCAGGCTCACTAGTTTCATTGGGGTACGCAATCAAAAAATTCAAACCAACAAGGGTGATAATGTGTGTTGATGGAAAAGGTGGTTCACAATGGAGAAAAGATTTATTTCCAGGGTACAAAGCAAACAGAAAGAAAAATAAGCCAAAAAGATATAACAGAAAAATCGAGTATGATAGTGATGAAATGGAAGAGAAGATGATGAAGTTACAAATGTCTCGTTTGTTTGAATACATTGCTAGCATGCCGATTACTGTTGTAATGGAAAATTACGTTGAAGCTGATGATATTATTGCTCACATAGTAAAGACTTTGCCAAATTCTAAGCATATAATAATGTCATCTGATAAAGATTTCCTTCAACTTTGTGCCTCTAATGTTACAATATATTCACCAACTAAGAAGCAGGTATACAATGAGTTGAATGTTGATAGTGTCTTTGGGATTCCTTCAAAAAATCTTGCACTTTTCAGAGCTATAGATGGTGACAAATCTGATGGAATTCCAGGTGTAAATGGCTGGGGTCAAAAAACTATTCTGAAGAAAATTCCATTGTTGGCAGATTCAACTCATATATATACATTAGAAGGACTATTTAAATATGCAGAAGAAAATGGGCTGAATAAATTAGTAGAGAATAAAGAATTGATAACAAGAAATTATGAATTAATGCAACTATCAAATGTTAACATATCAGATTCAGTTAAAAAGCAAATTGAAAAGAAAGTCTTAGATACTGAAATTCCAAGGTTAGTTAAATATAAGGTACAAAAGATGGTTTTAGAAGATAAGCTATTCACAGCTATAAAAAATTCTACAGTTTGGTTAAGCACGGTTTTCAATCAACTTGATACGTACGCATTAAGATTTAATAATAGTATAATGAAATAAGAAGAAAAACATGGGAGGAAAGTTTGCAAAAAAATAGTTTGTCAGATTATGGTTATAATTTCCAAATAAAATTTTTAGTAGCATTACTTACTGACAAAGCATTTCTAGAACAAATTATTGATATATTAGAAGAGGAATATTTCGATAGTGAATCGAGCAAATGGATTGTCAGACAAATCAAAGATTATTATCAAAAGTATGGAGATGTAATGACTTTTGATGCTTTGAGAATTGAGCTAGTTAATGTTTCAGGAGATTTGTTAAAAGTAACAATAGTTGAACATTTAAAAGATATTAATAAAAACTTCAAATCAAGTGATTTAGGATTTATAAAAGAGAAAGGTTTAACATTTTGTAAAAATCAAACATTGAAAAATGCCGTGATGGAATCAATTACTTTGTTAGAAAATGAACAATATGATGATATCAAAGTATTAATTGATGCAGCTTCAATAGCAGGAACTGAAAGAAATTTAGGCCATGATTACTCAAAAGATTTCGAAGATAGATACAACGAAGCATTAAGAAAATGTATTAAAACATCATGGCCAGTAATTAATGATTTAACTAATGGTGGAATTGGTACTGGAGAGTTAGGTGTAATTGTTGGTGGTGCTGGCTCTGGTAAGTCATGGTTCCTAGCAGCAATAGGAGCTGCTGCATTAAAAGCTGGAAAGAAAGTGATTCATTATACATTAGAACTTTCATCTGCTTATACTGGATTGCGGTACGACTCTATATTGACTGGCATACCTTTTCAGAAGTTAAAATATAGCAAAGAGCAAGTTTTAGAAACTATCAAACCATATGAAAATTCACTGCTAATCAAACAATATCCAGCTACCTGTGTTGGTGTGAATACAATTAAAGCTCATTTGAATAGAGCTGAAGTGCTTGGGTTCAAAGCTGACTTAGTAATAATTGATTATGCTGATTTATTAACTACTGTAGTGACAAGAGGTAATGATAGTAGTTATCAAGTTGGCGGTAGATTATATGAAGAGCTACGTGGTCTAGCTGTAGAAATGGATGTACCAATTTGGACTTGCTCCCAATCAAATCGTAGCGCATCAGAAGAAGATATTATTGAAGGACATAAAATATCTGAATCATATAAGAAAGTAATGACGGCTGACTTCATTATGTCAGTATCTAGAAAAACTGAAGATAAAATTTCAGGTACTGCAAGAATACATATTATAAAGAATAGATTTGGACCAGATGGTTTAACATTCAATGCAAAAGTAAATGCATCAAATGGTAACATTGGAATATATGATCATGGATCAATTGAAAGTAATGCTGAGCAAGTAAAGCAGAATAATGGAGCTGGTCACTTAAAATCTGTTTTAGCAAACAAGTTCAAAGAAATGGAAAATAGAAAAAAAGAAGAAGGGAGTAAGTAAAAAACAAATGAAACAAACTGAATTTAGCAAATCAATAATGTCGCAAAGATATCTTTATCCTGGTGAGAAAACATGGGAAGATATATCAGAAAGAGTGTCTAGATCAATTTCATCAGTTGAAACAAATGGAGACATTTCAAAATACAAAAAACTATTTAATAAATCAATTAGCTCTGGAGATTTCATTCCAGGTGGCAGAATCTTATATGGGGCAGAACGACCAGGTACAGGGTTGATGAATTGCTTTGCACTGGAATTCCAAGATAATAGACACTCAATAGCAGAGACAATATCTGATGTTTATCTCATCAGTTCCAGTGGAGGTGGGGTTGGTGTGTCTGTTTCTAACATTCGGCCAAAAGGTGACCCAATAAAAAACATACCGGCTAGCTCTCCAGGTGTGATATCAGAAATGAAAATGATAGACGCTATTGGAGAACAAGTTAGATCTGGAGGTGGTAGGAGAGCAGCTCTTTTAAGTTTACTTGACATCTCTCATCCAGACGTACTAGAATTCATTGATGTTAAAATGGATAAAACACAATTGAACAATCACAATATTTCACTTGGAATTACCAGTAATTTTTTAAAAGCTGTTAAGAAAAACAAACCATGGGAATTTACTTTCAACAATAAAACTTATAAGCTTTGGCAATTTAATAGAATCAGTCCAGATAAACGACATAAAGTAGACGAGATAATTGTTCCCGCAGTAACCCTAGAATATGCAAAGCTAGTTGCAAACACATTTTATAAAGCTAGGCACGATGATTATTTTGAATTTGTTAAAGAGCATATTTTAATG